GTGGACATGGCTTCTCGTCAGGTTCACAACGGCATCTCGATGCGTATTGTTCGCCAGTACGACATCAACAATGACCGTATGCCTTGCCGTATTGACGTGCTGTACGGCTACTCCGTGATTCGCGCGCCTATGGCCGTGCGTATGTGGGGCTAACCACTTTTATCTGGGGCTGCGGCCCCAGATTTTCCCCTTTCAACTTTTTAGGAGAATATCATGGCTCTTCCAAATGGCGCTGGTGGCTACCAGCTTGGCGATGGCAATGTTACCGAAGTCAACATCACGACGCAGGGCACCCCTGTGGCAAAGACCGCTGCGGCTTCGCTTACCGCTGCAGAAATCACGTCTGGCATCATCACCTACACGGGCGCTGTTGCTAACTTGACGTTCCCTTCTGTGGCTGACACTGAGGTTCTGGTTTCCAGCGCCAAGAATGATAGCTGCTTTGATCTCGTGATCATCAACACCGGCGGCACCAACACGGTGTCCGTTGTGGGCGGCACCGGCTGGTCCACTGTTGGTTCGCTGGCTATCGCGGCGGGCGTGTCCGGCCGTTTCCTCGCCCGCAAGGTCGGCGATCTGGCTTGGACGTTGTACCGCGTCGCTTAATTTTCTAACGCCCCGCTTAACGGCGGGGCGTTTTTCCACAGGTAAATTTATGATTTACATGCGCCATCCGGTCCACGGCACCAAAGTCGCCACTATGGAAGCCGAAGCGATTTATGATGAAGAAAATGGCTGGAGCCGCTATACTCTTGGCGAAGCTCCGTTCTCTGACGCATCAGAGTTGGTAAACGAACTTGCACCCCGGCGACGCGGTCGCAAGCCGCTGAATGAGGGATTGACGAGCCATGACGACAGCCGGGGATCAGATTAACGGAGCCCTTCGCCTCCTTGGCGTTTTAGCCGAAGGTGAAACGCCATCCGCTGGTACGTCACAAGACGCGCTGTCCGCGCTCAATCAAATGATTGATTCTTGGGGTACGGAAAAGCTTGCGACGTTCACAACGCAAGAGCAAGTGTTTTCATGGCTTCCTGGCCTCATCAACCAAACCCTTGGTCCTTCCGGCGATTTCGTTGGCGACCGTCCGGTTCTTATGGACGATGCAACATATTTTGTCGATGCTTCCACCGGCATCTCGTATGGCATCAAAATAATCAACCAGCAGCAGTACGACGGCATTGCGGTCAAAACCGTGACCAGCACTTTTCCACAGGTAATGTGGATCAACACCAACTACCCCAACATTGACATGCACATCTACCCGGTGCCTACCAAGGTGTTGGAATGGCATTTCATATCGGCGGCGCAACTGTCTCAACCTGCCACCTTGGCGACGGAACTGTACTTCCCGCCCGGCTACCTGCGAGCGTTTCGGTACAACTTGGCTTGCGAAATCGCCCCTGAGTTTGGCATTGAACCGCCGCCTACGGTCAATCGTATCGCGATGTATTCCAAGCGCAATCTCAAGCGGATCAACAACCCCGACGACATCATGTCGATCCCCTACGCGATTGTCAGCACTCGCCAGCGGTTTAACATTTTCGCCGGAAACTTCTGATGCAGACGCCCATCCTTGGCTCCGCGTATACGGCCCGCAGCATCAACGCTGCGGACAGCCGCATGGTCAACATGTTTCCCGAAGTGCTGCCGGAAGATTCTGGCGGCAAAACCTCCGCGTTCCTTCAGCGCGCGCCTGGGTTGCGGACGCTTGCTACTATCGGTACAGGGCCGATTCGTGGGCTGCATTCCTACGGCAACTACATGTACGTTGTCTCAGGCAACAGCTTGTACCAAGTTGATACCGGCTACCATGCGGTTTTGCTGGGTACGGTCGCCAACGACGGCCCCGTGTCAATGGCGGACAACGGCATCCAGCTTTTCGTGGCGTGCAATGGCCCCAGCTATATTTTCAACAACACCACAAATGCTTTTGGTCAAATCACTGATCCCGACTTCACGGGCGCGGTAACGGTCTCATATTTAGATGGGTATTTCATTTACATAGAGCCGAACAGCCAACTTGTGTGGTCCACGGCCATTCTCGACGGTACATCTATTGACCCGCTGGATTTTGCCAGTGCCGAAGGTTCGCCTGACAATCTGGTGTCCTCCATTGCGGATCACTCTGAAGCTTGGTTGTTTGGGGTTAATACGGTCGAAGTTTGGTACAACGCGGGCAATGCGGGGTTTCCGCTCCAGCGCATCCAAGGCGCGTTTATGGAGACCGGGTGCGCCGCGACATACTCCGTCGCCAAGCTCGACAACTCAGTATTTTGGTTGGGTGCGGACACACGCGGCAAAGGCATCGTCTACCGTGCCAAGGGCTACAGCGGCGTCCGCGTCAGCACCCACGCCGTCGAGTGGCAGATCCAGCAATATTCGAACATCAGCGACGCAACAGCGTATACATACCAGCAAGACGGCCACGCTTTCTACGTCCTATCTTTCCCGTCTGCTAACGCGACGTGGGTGTACGATGTAGCTACAAATGCGTGGCATGAACGCGCCGGGTATGCCAATGGTGGCTTCATTCGCCAGCGCGCAGCGTGTCAGACGTTTTTCAACAGCGCCATCACTTTAGGCGATTACCAATCTGGCGAGATCTACACATACGATCTGACGCTGTTTGCGGATGGCGGGCGGACCCAAAAATGGTTGCGTTCGTGGCGGGCGTTGCCCCCCAATACCAACAATCTGACCCGCACAGCGCAACACAGTTTGCAACTTGATTGCGAATCGGGCGTGGGTTTGGACGGCGGCGTCGCATCGACAACGGTGTACGCCAGCAGCATTTCCTCTGCTGCGGTGTCTGGCGAGGCTATTGGCGGCGAATCACAGGAAACTACAGACGCGGTAATCGTGCAGGGGACAGACCCTCAAATTATGCTGCGTTGGTCTGATGATGGCGGCCACACTTGGTCCAATGAACATTGGCGGCCTATGGGTATGATTGGCGAATACGGCAAGCGCGTTCTTTGGCGCAGGCTCGGCATGACCCAAAAAATCCGCGATCGGGTGTACGAGATCTCTGGGACAGATCCGGTGCCGGTCTACATTATGGGCGCAAAATTGATTGCGAGCGCCACCAATGCTTAATGAAACCCGCATCCCTGGTTCGCGCGTCTTCATTACGGAAGACGACAACCGGACGCCCTCACGCGAATGGTTTCGGTACTTTGAATACCTGTACAGCGTCGCTGCGGCAGCAGTGACCAACGCCGCGTTCTACGATACCACTAGCACGGCTTGGGCAGCCAACACACCCACTATTGTGCCGGTAGGTCTTACCTACGCCGCACATGGTTTTACACTGGCGTCGTCGCGCGTCACTGTCGTGGAGGCGGGCCGGTATAGCATCAACGCTTCGCTTCAGTTAACTAACAATGATGCGTCCAACGACGACGATATGACCATCTGGCTCCGCGTCAATGGCGCGGATGTCGCCGCCACCGCTAGACGCGCGACCGTCCCCGCACAACATGCGGGCGTAGCCGGTAGCGTTCTGATGACCGTAAAGTTTACCTACGCATTTGCCGCTGGTGAATATTTCGAACTGTACGGACTGTCCAAGCTAGGCTATGCTCAGATTGCAACCTACGCCGCCAGCACTTCCCCAGCCTATCCCGCAGCGCCAGGTACAGTCTTGACTGTGGCGCAGATACTATAGGATCGGACAATGACAACCTACAACCTTTCGGCTTTTGCTGGCGCAGGCGCTCAGTTTTTTGATGACAACGGCACCCCGTTGGCTGGCGGCAAATTGTACAGTTACGCGGCGGGCACCACCACGCTACTGGCAACTTACACGACCAGCGCCGGAACAGTAGCTAACACCAATCCAATCATCCTGAACGCAGGCGGCCGTACTCCAAACGAAATTTGGCAGGCTACCGGCATTCTGCTGAAATTTGTGCTGTACAATTCAGTTAATGAATTGATTGGCACTTACGACGGCATCCCGTCCATCAACGATCCGTTTGGCATCAATAGCCAACTCAGTTCAATTGCGGGCACAAACTCTATCACCGCTACAGCTACACCCACGCTGACGGCCTACGCGACCGGCGCGATCTACAGTTTCATCGCCGCCAACACCAATACCGGCGCGGCAACACTTAGCATCGACAGTTTGACTGCTGCAAGCATCACCAAAAATGGTTCCGTGGCGTTGTCTGCGGGAGACATTCAAGCTGGCAAAATGATGCTGGTTGAATACGACGGAACAACGTTTCAACTTGTCAACAATATCGTTTACGGCGGTTCAATCACAAATGGCAACATCGTCAGTCTGACTTCGCCTTTGGGTGTGGCTAACGGTGGGTCTGGCGCGGCAACTTTTGCCGCCAATTCCGTTTTGCTCGGTAACAATACGGCGGCGTTCCAAACAGTCGCGCCTGGCACAAGCAAAAATGTGTTGACATCTAATGGCACAACTTGGTCTAGCGCCGCGCCATCTACCGGATTAGCTACCGCTATTGGACAAGTGCCTTTCTCAACGGATGGGTCAACTTTCACACCAACGCAAAAAATTGTGCAAGGAACGGCAACATCCCCTGTTAGCGGATCAGCCACCGTTTTTACGGGAATTCCATCGTGGGTGAAACGTGTAACTTTGATGTTTAGCGCAGTTGTTAAGTCCGGCACATCAAATCTTTTGGTGCAGTTAGGCAATGGGTCAATAATTACGTCTGGTTACGTTTCAAGTGGGGGCCAAATATATAGTACAGGCGCAGCATCTACAAGTTCAACCGCAGGTATTTGTTTTTTTACAAATACGGCTGCGTTTTCTTTGTCGGGCGCGGTGATTTTTACTAATATTTCCGGAAATACTTGGGTTGCTAACGGCACGTTATATAGCACTTCGGGAGTTGTTGCAGCACTTCCTGGGGGCGGCATTATAACGCTTTCAAGTGCGTTGGACCGCATAAACGTTACAAGCGCATCCGCAGAAACTTTTAGCGTTGGCACGCTCAACATCCTGTACGAGTAAGGTGGCGTATGGCAACGCGGTTGGTTGATGACCGGGATCTGGCGCTGAAGGTTGGATTTCGCGCTACGGATTGGTCTCAACCAGTTGCATACGAGGATTACGCAAACGTTTTGCAAAGTTGGGACGTTAAGGCTATAGTCCGCAACGATACCTGTGTAGGGGCGGCGTACTTCAAAGACGGCGAAGTTCATGTGTCTGTTTTGCCTGAGTGGCGGCGGCGGTGGGCAACGCGAGGGGTACTGGCGGAATTGTTCGCGCATGAGAACGCCTACACGCGGATCATGCCAGGGCATGAGCATATGTATGGTATCTTCGACCGCCTTGGATTCAAGGTTCGCGAAGACGGCGCGCTGGTGAGGGGCAACTGATATGGGTATTGAAACTGCCATTTTGGGTGCTGGCGTTCTAGGCGCAGGCGCAAGTCTATATGGATCTAGCCAAGCTGCAAACGCTCAGGAAAATGCAGCGCAGCAAAGCGCCGCCGCGCAGCGGGCAATGTTTGACAAGCAAGTTGAACTGCAAGCGCCGTTCCGCGAAGCAGGGCTTACCAGCCAAAACCAGCTTATGACGCTGCTGGGGCTGGGTGGCGACAAGACTGCGCCCGGCTACGGCAAGTACGCGCGCGATTTTGGTATGGAAGATTTTACGGCAGATCCTGGCTACGCCTTTCGGTTGAGCGAAGGTATGAAGGGGTTGAACGCGCAGGCTGCGGCGCGCGGTGGCATGATTTCTGGGGCGGCGCTCAAAGCCGCAACGAACTACGGCCAGGAGGCTGGGTCGCAGGAATACACCAACGCCTTCAACCGTTATCAGACCAACCGCAGCAATCAGTTGAACCCGCTGCAAAGTTTGATGGGCGCTGGACAATCCAGCACCAATCAGCTGACAGGCGCAGCTGGTAATCTGGGCCAAGGTCTGGGACAGGCTGCGGTCGCGGGCGGCAACGCGCAGGCGTCTGGCTACCTGAACCAAGCAAACGCGGTCAACAACGCGCTTAGCCAAGGCATGAGCGCGTACACGCAAAATCAATACCTGAATCGTTTTGGCGGCGGTGGCGGCGGGGTGCCTTTGGCCCCCATGTATGGCGGCTCCGGTCTCTATTAAGGATAGAACGATGGTCGACTATAACACCACGCTTCCGCAGCTTCAGCAGTTTCAAGCCCCCAACATGTTGGGCGTGGCTGAACACATGCAGAAAATGCAGACATCCAACATGCTTATGCAACAGCGGGCGGCAGAACTTCAGAAAGAAAATGCGTTGCGCGCCGCTGCGGCGCAGTACGGCGTCAATTCCACAGCTTATGGTGAAGCAGCGGGGCGTATAGATCCCGAAGCCGGGCTCAAGGCATTT